AGAGTATCATCTCTTTTCCTAGTGTTCCGAAGATGTTCTTGTGCCTTTTTTGCTTCGTCTCCAAGTTGGTCAAAAACACTATTGTATTGTAGACTGTGAAGTTTTGATGAAATGCCTTTTAAGGAATTGATGGCAGATTTTGCCTTGTTTACCTTGTTGATTAATTTGCTTAGTCCCATGTGTATAAATATTCCTGAAAGAAGTTATTAGAGTTTTTATTATTTATGTCTTATAAAGGTCGGTTTCGCCCAAAGAACCACAAAAAATACAAAGGAGACCCCACAAAAGTTTATTATCGTTCTCTTTGGGAACGAAGATTCATGAATTATTGTGATAACACTCCTTCTATACTAGAATGGAACAGTGAAGAAGTCATTATTCCGTATGTTTCCCCTGTCGATAACAAAGTGCATCGATACTTTCCTGACTTCTATATCAAGATGAGAACTGTTTCGGGTAAGGTTGTGCGTGAGATTATAGAAGTAAAACCTAAACGACAATGTCAACCACCCAAAGTCCCCAATAGAAAAACAAAAAAATACCTGAGAGAGGTAGTCACTTATGGGGTAAATCAAGCAAAATTCAAAGCCGCAGAAGAGTACTGCAAAAATCGTAAGTACAATTTCAGGATATTGACCGAAGACCATCTCACCTGAGTATAAATAGATATATGGCAAGTATATTCGAAGATTTAACTAAACTCAAACCCTTAGAGATTGAACAAAACAGTCGATTTGCGTTAGAGTGGTTTAGAACGAGCATTAGAAGAATCTTTGATAGAAGAAATGACGAAAAGGTTTATCTTGACGGTACTAAAGTTGCTGGAATAGAAGAAGGTAAAATGTACATGATGTTCTATAATGCAAAGACAAAGGCAAAACTACCTTACTGGGATAGATTTCCTTTAGTTATTCCTTTTGACACTAGAAGTGTTGATGACGGATTTTATGGAATCAACCTGCATTATATTCCACCCATGTTAAGACAAAGTTTATTAGAAGAAATGTACAACTATCCTGTTGGAGAAGATGGGGTTAAAGTTGAATATGAATTCTTTAGAACTGTCACAAGAATGAAACCTGCGATACCTTGTATAAAAAGATATCTAACTAGTCATATAGTAAGACCACCTCTACAAATATCAAGAGATTATTGGGATGTGGCTGCAATGTTGCCAACAGGTAATTTTGGTGGTACAAATAAAAACACGGTGTATGCCGAATCTAGGAAACAAATTTAATGGGACTATTCACAACAAACAATACAGGAACATCTATAGACAATTTGAAATACAATTTTGATAATGGTGCAAGGGGAAATCTATACGATGTTAATTTCTTTTTACCTTCAGCATTTGGCGGCCAAGATGCAGCTAGAACAATGGGTCTAAGAGTAGAGTCATGCAGTTTACCAGGCCGTTCTCTAGGAACAAAGAAGTTCTCTGAATACGGACAAGAAAGAAGGATACCTGATGGAACTGTAGATGATGGTGGAGAGATAGACTTCACTTTTATTTGTGATTCTAGTTTTGCAGACAGGTTAATCATCGAAGCATGGCAACAATTAGTATTTACAAAAGGCACAGAAGATGGCGTTAATGGAACTGCAGCTATGCCTAAAATGGCATACTACAAAGAGTATATTTCAACAATTCAAATTATTCAACATAGAGCTGATAGACAAGATTCAGAAGATACAAAAAGAAATGCATTGGAATATACATTAGAAGAAGCATATCCTGTTTCTTTTGAAGCACAAACATTGGGTATGGGAGAATCAGGTATAATGAAATTTACTTGTAAGTTTGCGTATAGATATTGGGAATCGAAATACATTCCAGCGCCTCCTAGAAGTCTCCTAAATAAAGGACGAGTTATATTAGATGCACTACTAGGTGGTAGTAATCTATTAAGTAGGTTTGGTAAAGAAGGCAAAATGCGTAAAACTTTAACAAACCTCGACACAAGAACCACGCAGATACAAAACATATTCGGTGGTGGTTAATTACAATATGGAGTAAATTATGGGATTACCAATCCAAAAAGCACCGAAACATAGGTGCAAACTTAGTGATGGAACAGAAGTCACATTCCGACCATTTCTAGTTAAAGAACAGAAGTATTTACTACTTGCGAGAGATGGAAATAACAGTGTAGAAATATTGAATGCTGTTAGAGAAATTATAAAACAAGTGACTGAAGGAAAAGTAGACTCAAACAAACTTAATATGTTTGACTTAGAGTATCTCTTCTTACAGATTAGAACCAAATCAGTTGGTGAAACACAAGAAGTGACCCTTCGATGTGAAATACCTGATTGTGATGGAACTGGAAGTACAACTGTAGATTTATCAAAAGTCGGTTTAGATATAATTGACGGAGATAAAGTAGACAATACTATACAGTTAACTGATACACTAGGTGTCACATTAAGGTTTCCAACCGCTATGCAACTCGCAGAAGTGGAAGACATCGAAGATGAAGGTGATAAGTTAGTGCATTTGCTTCAGTATGGGATACATACTATTTATGATGAAGAAACAGTTTATGATACTGATGACATACAGACGAGTGAATTAGTAGAGTTTGTTGAGAATTTAACTTTAGAACAAGTTGATAAACTCAATACATTCTTTGAACATATTCCTACTCTGAAGCATGACCTAGAGTATAAGTGTGATGGTTGTGGACACGAACAAACAACAACCTTGAAAGGTTTACAAAGTTTTTTTTGATAGCTCTTTCTCATGAAAGTCTGATAAATTTTTATAATTCAAACTTTCAATTGATGCAACATCATAAGTACAGTTTAACAGAACTAGAAAATATGATACCATGGGAAAGAGAGATATATATCGCTATGTTGCTTAACTGGTTAGAGGAAGAAAAGGAACGTCAAAAACAACGTAAAAAATAGATAGATAATGTGTATGTGAAGTGATTTTTTAATTTTTAATATAGGAATAGAAAATGGCTGACAATACAGACAATTCGAAAAATGAAGTCGAAATTGATTTAGATAAGTACATGGCTCTTATCGAGAAACTTGATGCACAAGAAGATGTTATCAAGGAGATGAAAGAAGATGCCATCAAAGCAAGAAACGGATTAGAACCACCTAAGAGAACTTTTGGTGGATTGTTTCTAGATGATAACGATGTTAATGAGAAAGCAATCATAGGATTTACTTCTTTCTTTTTAATGGTAATATTCGGAGTGACAGATTTGGTCACTGCACTTGCATGGGACATGGACTTAAAAGTATCTGAAACTATCTATACATCTTTTGTTGTAGTGACACTAGGTGCATTTGGTATATCAGAAGCTGGTAAAGCATTCGGGAAATAACTAAGGACAAATAAATGGCAGTTAATTTAACACCGTTAGAAGAGTATAATAAAGCGTTAGTACAACAAAGAAGAGACCTTGAAAAGCAGACTCAGTCTTTGCGTACGCCTTTTAAACAACTTGTCACAACCGTAGCAGATACTAATGCTGAGTTTGCAAAGATTGCTTCTGATAGCATTGGTGGAACCCAAGACACTTGGAAGGGTCTTATTACTCAGGGTAAAAAGGAACGGTTAATAAGAGAAGCACACACCGAAGAGTATAAAGCGCACAACAAAGCAATAAAAGAATCTAATGCAAAAGAGCGTCAGATAATACTTGAAAACCAAAAGAATGAAATTCGCCAGAATGAAAAAATCCTTGGGCAGAAAGAAAACGTTGCTCAGAAAGAATCGGCTCTTGAAGAAATCAAAAAAATTAAGAAAGACCGACTGGATAAAATCCAAATAGACCGAACAACAATTAAAGAGCGGATGACGAAGGAGACAAACACCAAAGCACAAGACCACTTTAAAAGACAGTTAGAGAAACTAGATTCACAAGAAGGTCTATTAAATACAATATCTGATAAAAGGGCACAAGCATTAACGGAAGCGGAAGACCAGCAAACTAAACAAGAATTACTTTCAGAAAAATTAATCACTGCAGACGAGAAACGATTAACAGCTGAAATAGAAGGTCGTAGACAATCTGAAATACTTGTTGAAGAAACTAATGAAGAATTAGAGCATCAACTTGATAAAGCAAGTAAGACAGAAGGTTTTGATAAATTTACTGGTAGTATAAAAACACTTACAGGTGGTCTCGTTGATATAGAAGGGGTACTCGACCCAATTGCAAAACAAATGGGGGCGTTAAAAGACTTGGGTTCAGTGTTTGGAATCACTGGCGAAAATATGAAAAAGCCTTTTAAAGAGTTTAGTTCATTCCTTAAGGGTTCAAGAGAAGATGGTCTAGAACAAGCAGAAGAGTTAGCAGACAAACACGATAAACTTACCAC